AGAGCAGTTGTTTGATACAGTTAGCGAAGGAGGAGATTCAAAAGGAGGATTAGGCACAAATAAAGCTACTGATTTAGAAATAAATATTAAATTTGGATTAGATGGCGGACTTATTCTTGGCAATAGAAATATACTGATTAATGGTTACGTCAATTCTCCATACGGATTAATGATCGGAGACGGCTCAAGCATGGGTGTTGGAGGAAGTCTTAATAGAAATATCGGAGTTGGAACTATGTCGGGAAATGATGGAAATGGACCATCAGCGGGCGGTTCATTACCTAACGATACCACAAGAAATTATTGGGATGATTATTTAAGAGATCAATGGAAATCAGGAGAACCGTAATATGTCTATTCAAAAAACACAAGCAGAGGTTGTAGCGTTAGGAATTAGCCCAAGAAATTATTCAGCTATACTATCTACTATATATGATTTAAACGATAAAGCGGTAAGCAATTATGTTCCAATAGCTCCAAATACTATTGTATATACAAATTCTGTGGTGGGAGACGGAGCTTCATATAAAACGTTTGATGCGTTAGCTGCAAACTCATTTGTTAAAGGAAGTTCTATAACTGTTTCAGGAAGAGCTAGTTATTTTATTTATAGTGGATATACAACTATTTCTCAAAAAGCTGCTATTAAAGTAGTCGCCGAAATTGATTTTGGTCGTTCTTCGTCAACTTATCAGACTTATACTTGGGAAGTGTTGGCGAGTGAAATTGTTGCTGAAGGAAATAATGTAGGAACATTTTCTTTTCAAATACCATCTGAAATTACCAGTAAGCTAGCGGTAGCAGACGATCATTATTTAGCTATTTGGGCTACATCGCCAGACAATGCGTTTGTAAAATTAACGGCAAGTGGAACCACTAATAATGCAAGAAAATTTGCAATAACAGCATCTTAAAAATATAATAATTTATGTCAGACGATCCAAACGAACTACAATCGACCGAGACAAGTCCAATTACACAGAATGAAATGCTATCTGCTGACATTGTGCTGCCTCCGTCTGTAAACGGAAGAGATCGTTTTATTTTGATAGAAAAGAAATCGCCAGAGACTATTAATCCTTTGGTCAAAAGAGAAGTTAGCGTAGAAGCTGTAATTGAAGTTATAGATAGAAATTTCTCTTATCCAATGGCCGCTCACGTTGGATTAAAATTTGACTCTAGAACGTTTTCTAGTATTCCTTCAAAAAAGTTTGATGTCAAGATGAAGAAGGTCAAAGTTCCTTCTAATTATTATCCAACTGGCGGAAATGGATTAGATAGAAGATATGTTTACCCAAATCCTGATTATGACGCAGACCCAAATACATTAGATGTTGTATTTATGGTTGATCAAAATATGAATTTTGCAACCAGAGCTTTATTAAAAAGAAATTTAAAAGATATACTTTCTAAAGTAATTTCTGGATATAAATACACAAGAGCTTCTATCTGGCAAACATCTACTACAGGAAATGTAACAATAAAAAAACCAGACGATACTATCGAACAAGTAATAAGTAACTTTACTTACTATCCAGATAGTGACGCAAACAAAGGAGCGTTCTTTGAAGTTGAAACTCCTGATTCTGATGGCGCGAATAATACAAATCTTTACAAAAAATTGTTCGATGCTTTAAGCTCAACTCAAATTTCTACAAATCCAGATGAAACTATTATTGCTAATTACTTTTTAAGAAAAAGTCAATTTAGTATTACAGATACAGTAGGACAATCAAGCGAAGGATCAACTTTGAAGCACGTTTGGGAGAATACTGTTAGAAAGGTTATTTATTTTTCTGGATCAACTCCAGAGACAATGACTCAAAATACTTATGATACGTTGTTGTCTCATGCAAGAGAAAATTGCGTCAACATTTATTACTTTCATAACGATTCAGATTTTTCTGGCACAAGAACATTAAGAGAACTCTCAGAAGATACAGGAGGAGCAAAGTTCTGTATGCTTCACGATTCAGACGTTAAATTAACTCAGTTCTGTGACAATAACTTTTACGACAGTAATAAAATATACTATGGAGATTGGGACGGAACATTTAAGATCGCTTGGACAGATAATCCTGCTTGGGTATTGTATGACATTATTACTGATCCTAACTATGGATTAGGTAATTATATTGATTCTAAAGCCGTAGATAAATGGACTCTTTATGATATTGGTCGTTATTGTGATTGCGTTGATGATGACGGAAGATTTAGAGGAGTTCCAGATGGCAAAGGCGGATTAGAGCCAAGATACACTTGTAACATTATCTTCTACAACAAAGATGAAGCTTACAATGTATTAAAAGATATTTCTGCTGTATTTAAAGGCATCTTGTATTGGACGACGGAAGGCTTTTCGTTCTTTGCTGATATGCCGAAACAAGCTGTAATGCAGTTCGCCAATTCTTCAGTAAAAGATGGAGTTTTTAATTACGAAGATACTGCTAAAAATTTACGTTACACCTGTGTAGAAATTACTTATAACGATAGATATGATTTTTACAAACCAAAAGTAGAATACGTCGAAGATTCGGAAGGTATAGTCAAATATGGATTAAATCCGTTTAAAGTTAATGCCGCTGGATGCACCTCTAGATCAGAAGCGAAGCGCATAGGAAGATACGTTATGTCAACTTCTATGCACGAATCAGAAGTAGTAACCTTTACCGCAGGTATAGAAGGCTCTTATCTCCAAATCGGAGATTTATTTACGATAAGCGACGAAATTAAAAATGTAGCAAGAACATTTGGAAGAATTCTCGATGTAGATTCGGCTAACAAAACAATTAAAATTGATGGAGAGTTCCAGCAAGGATTATCTTCTGGAATATTTGTCCACATTCCATCTGGAAATTATAAAGTATCTGATTTAAATGCGCTCAATGATTCTGATGGTAATTTTACTGGAACTTTAGAAAACATCAGAGCTAGACGCCAAAGTCAATTAAAACAATTAAATATTAAACAAGTCCAAGATGATACATACGGATGCACTTTGACTGTTACTGGTAATTTCTTAATGGATTCTGTAATTACAGACGTTCATTTGGAAGAAGGAAGACTTTCTGGTGCTGTTACAACTGGAGATAGCGTTTTAACAGGAATCGTTTACAGATTTCCAGAAAATACAATAGCTGATGGAAATCCAACTTGGGACACTTTATCTTATCAACAAGTAACTGGAGTATTTAATGAAGTTGGACTTGATATTGACTTAATTGGAGAAGCTGGAACAGGTCAATTAATTGCTCCTGTATCAAATAACTGGCTAGGCAAAATAGACTATAAGCTTAATGGATCGAATTCATTCTTTTATGCAAATGGCTCCGCTCAAGTAGAAGTAAATACTAATGCTGTCGCTATCGCAGAAATATCTGCTACTGATGGTTCTAGAATTAACTCTGCAACAGTATCTAATTTAGATGATGTATGGGGTTCTTCTATATATACATCTGCGGTAACTGGCAATGTTATAGCTATATTCACAAGAGGTCCGGTTGTTAGTAATTCATACGCCGCTTCTAACGCTAATTGGAAAAATCTTGCAGCAACAGAGGTATTTAAAATTGGTAAAAATATATCTGCAACTTCGACTTCTTTCGGATATGCGGCTGCATTTGTCAAAGGTGGATACAGAATTATTGAAAGAGCTTCTAAAAATTTGAGTGATCAAGGAAGTTTGACGTTCTATTATAGAGATTTGTTGGCTTTAAGTAAGCTGCGCCCATACTATACAATCTCTCAAGCTGACATTGGAAATAATCAAGCAACGAATCTTAAAGATTGGACATTTGATTTCGCATACAAAGTTGGAGACAGAGTAAAGAATAATGGAAATGTTTATTTGTGTGTTCAAGATCATAAATCGCCAACTACATTTGAAGTTGGAAATAAATGGACCGCTGGAAATTCTTTAGGATATTCAACATACGGATTTCCAAAAAACTTTTATGTAAAACAAAGTGGTGAAAAAATACCGATCACAACAGAATTAACAACTGCTCATATTACTGGAACATTCCTTTCTTTAGGTATAAATAAAATTCATGTTGGAGCAGGACCACTTGGAGAAAGTGATTTAGCTACGCTAGCGGAAGGTTTAGGTTTAGGTTATAGCGGATTAGTATATGGAACTGGTTATCCTATTGGTTATTATAATTTAAACGTAGATACTTCAGCCAGAAACTTAGATTTACTTTCGGCTGGAAGCAGTTATGTGTTAAGTGGTTCAGGAGTTGAACCTAAATATTATAAAACTATCGCTACGAAAGAAGAAGAGGCTAATCAGTATGCTATTGTCGGATTGCAGTATATGCCAGATAAAGAAAACTTTGTAGAAAGAGAAATCGCAGATAATTCACCAAGCCAATATGTTACTTCGCCTTATGATAAAATCATAAAGCCAGATCCAGTATCAGCTATTACAAATACAGGAATATACGGAGGAACTGGATTAGATGTTACTTGGCAGCAAGTAACAAGTACGCCAATCAACGGTTATAAAATATATGTAAGCAGACCAGACTATTCAAATACTAACGATTCTGCTTTAACCGAGTTTTTCGCAGTACCATCTGGGACTAACAAGGTTACTATCCCAATTAATCAAAAATGGGGTCAATACGATATTGATGTTTATAGTCAAGGAATTACTCCTTACAAATTTTTGTCTGATGGCGCTGCGTCAATCGCTATTCAAGTTTTACCAGATCCAACATTGCAGATTGGTGGGACAACGGTTAATTCTGTATTGGTTAGTGGAATTAAATTAGATACAGCTGATACAGATAGCTTAAGATATAATATTGGTTACAAATCTTCCGCTTCTTGTTTTACTGGAGTTGGCGTAGGAAACTTTACATCAGCCGATTTAACATTTAGATGGAAGTATATTGATCCTACAGGCGGAATAGTTTCTAACATTGATCAGATGAG